TGATTGTCCATAGCACACGTAAAAGTTAAACTGTTGTCTGCAATCGTAATTGATTCTCCAACTCTCATTGAGTGATTGCCAATAGTCAATGTCATTACACCAGTTGCTGGTTCATAAGTTCCTGCTGTTGGCGTGTATTGATTTAAGGCGTGTTGCATATACAAACCTCTGTTCGCGAAGTAAGTAAAGCAATCTATAAATTCTATTCTTGATCCGTTTTTAACTGTAACTGCATCTACACCTGGTGTTATAAAAGTTACGCCATTGAATAGCATACTTGTTCTTGGAGAAGCAGTGTCTAAAACATTTGAATCTAGTAATGCACCTTTACCTGCATCACCAGACGCAAATCCTCTTGGATCACTTGCTGTTCTATTAGAACCTTGTGTAATTACAGATACGTTTTGTATGTAAGGTGATTTTGTAACTATGCCGGCGTTTTGTGCAAATCTAAATCCGTATCCAACATCTGTTGTAGAATTATATTGAAATTCTTGTATAGATAAATCTGAAACCATAGATGCATTATTCAATATAAATGCATCATTAAATCTTCCTGGCTGTGTAGGTTTTATTGTGACTGATCTTATACCTGCACCTTTTACAGTTACGTTTGCTGGCACCTCCAAAGGAAATTCTTCTATGTATGTTCCAGGCAAGATGTGCAATTGATGTGGACCTGCAGAACTTTCTTGTATATAACTTAATGCGTGTTTGATTGTACCAAACGCAAAGTTAGGGTGATTACCTGCCAAATTGTCTGCACCGTTTGTACTGACATACCATTTATTTTGAATACCTAAGTTAACGGCAACACCTGCCAAAGAAATTGTATTGTCTATAATTACATCTTGCAAACCAGGCATTGATTGCATATGCATTTGTCCCCAACGTTTGCCTGTTTCACCTAAATTATAAGTTGATGTAGCATCAGGCATTATGTCTGAAGTAATATCTCCCTCAAAACTTAATGAATCTTCTGCTCCATCACCACCAATGAATATATTTCCGTCAAATGAAATATCTCCTGTTGCATGAATATTACCATAGGATTTTAAATCTGAAGGAATATTAAAAATTCCTGTGCCAGGTCCTGGATGAATATTAATGTTATCTCCAGCATATCCTCTGATTGTGCTGTTTGTGAAACTTAAATTGTCTGTACGTAATTCATTAAACGTAAAACTACTACCACTGTTTAAATTAATTGAGCCAACACTAGCGGATAATGTATTTGTTGGACCATCAAATGTTAAATTTCCAAATGATGCTGAATTTGTTGCAATTACATCACCAGTGATTTTTGTATCTCCATTAACTAATAATTCTCTAGTAGGTGAATCAGTTCTTATACCTAACTTATTATTTGTGTGTCCTATGAATAAAGTAGGTGTAGAAGTGACTGCCGTGTTGTCAAAAGTCAAATCACTATTTCTAGTTAGATTTGCCTTTAATAATGGCCCTGATATTTTACCTACATTTGATACTGGCATACTAATCCTTTTTTAGTATTTATTGGATTTTGGAAATGTATTATTTGTCAAAATTGTGCAAAACGTTCACAGGTTTGCCCGTAGGTACTGCTGTACCAAATGTTATATAATAACCTGCTGGATATGAGTTTCCTGTAACTGAACTTTTGCCATCTAAGAAAAATGTGTTACCTAATGCGTTGTTTGCCTCATTAACAAGTGAAGTATTAACAACCAAATATTGTGTTGTAACCGCTGTAACTGTGTATGTGCCATTGTTTGAAGCACTACCAGTGACTACCACTGTTTGACCAACATGATAACCTTTTGTTTGAAAGTCTGTTGCAAGTAATTGACCGAAGTTTGGTCCTGGAGTTGAATTTGTTTTAATTTTAAATGCACCAGTTCCTGTGGCTGGATTACCTGTAGCAACACCATAATCAAACACTGCTTCCATCTGATTTGTGTTTGTGTTGCAAGGATTTTGTGTTAATGTATAGTTTGTATTTGCAATTTGTAAAACATTTTCTACAAGAACAAAAATGTTTTCTGGAGTTGTTGGATAACCTAAACCTGAACCAAAGTTGTCATTTAGTATACCAAAGTTTACTTCTGTGTCGTCACCATTACCTAAATTTTGTAATGTAATGTTTTGTGGCTCAGATAATCTAAATGTTTTCCATTCTACTTGACTTGTACCTGAATTGAATTCATACACTTCTAACTGTCTGTTAGTTGTGTTGTATCTTACTTGTCCTTCAGATGGTGAAGATGGTCTTTGTGCTGATGTTCCTTTAGGAACTAAAAATGCTCCTACTGATTGTGCTTCTATATCTTCGTATTGAGTGTAGATCAATCCTTTACCATTCAACAATCTTTTGTTGGTACTTTGTCTTTTGAGATATCTCATTATACCTCCAAGTAACTTACTACAACTGAAATGCTGTTAGTACCTGAACAAGAAACTTTGAAATAATCACCTGCACCTAAAACTAATTTTTCTGTGTCCAGTGTAAAAGTTTCAGCACCAGGCAATAAAGCATTATTAACAATCATTGATGATGTTGAACTGTATGCGCCTGTTACTGCATACAAATAAAATCTGCTATCTTCTGCACCTGTGGCATCTTCTGGACCTGTGTTAGTAATTAACACCGAAGTGATTGCATATGATTTGCCTGCTGGCACAGTTAATACATCAACTGTTGCTCCTGTTGTTATGTTTTGGTTTACTATTGCCATTTTTTCTCCTTAAAATATTAATCCAAAAAGTAGTGCTCTGTTTGTACTGATCACTTCTCCTCTTGCGTCATTTGTATTTACAAAATATAATCCTGTATTGCCTCCGCTTGGTGTTTTACTGTACAATTTCACCCCATTAGCGTCATATTGAGGGTCCACTTGCGGGTCTTGTAGGCTTGGTCTATTGTTGACCACCAACGAATCATTTATACGCACACTACCAGTTCCTGGTGCTTGTATTTCAATATCTTGGTTAGAATTTAAACCGCTGATCACATCATCTTCTATTCTGATGCTACCAATATCTGTCATTTGATTGTAAATTTCTAAATGACTTGGTTTCCATTTTGCATACAAAACATTGTCAATTTTTGTTTCAATGATACTTGTTGTGCCTGACGTACTGTTGTCCGTAATTCTTACTTCTGTATCACCTTGTATAATTTTAGGAAAGTTTGCACCTAGTACAACATTATTAATTTCATCGTCAACATATTTTTTATTTGGAATATCATTTACATCTGTTAGTAACGCTTCGTACCCTGCTCTAATAACTCTTAATGTGCCTGCTCCACCTGGTTCAAAGTAAATTGCATTGTTGTTATTAATGTTTGCGAGTTGTAATGATAATGTTGTTCCACCAGCATCTACTAGTTTAAATCCACCTAAGTTTGGACCTTGTCCTGCTTGTTGACCAACTCCTGGACCTTGTGATGTTGTTTGTGTGTTTGGATCATTCCAAGTAATAGTTTCATCATAAACCATTCTAACATCTGCACTTTGTCCTCTTTCAACTCTTATACCTGCTTCTTGTCCTGTAACTGAAACACTGTAACCTGTTTCACCTTTGTTAACAACTATTTCATTGTCTTGAATTTCTAATGTAGAAGAATTTACAGTAGTCTGCGTTCCGTCAACTTGTAAATCTCCTGTTACTTGTACAACACCAGTTGCACCTACATCCAATATGATACTATTAGTGTCGTCAACACTTATCTTGTAATTGCCGTCATTAATAATAATATTCTTTGCCATCTTTTTCCTTTATTTTAGGGAGTGTTGCCACCCCCTAAAAAAATTAATTATTAACCGTTAGGTATTGAAACACTTACGTTTGCTTGTGGACCTGATGCAACAAGAAGAGCTCTGTCTCCTACTGCAAATTGTGATCCTGTTCCAAGAGCGCCAACTATAAAGTGACGTCCTGTAATTTTACTTGCAAAGTATGTTCCACCTGCACTGTCCGTACCAGTTACTTGACACTGACCTGCTGTTAGTGAACCATGTACTACTGCTGTAAGTACACAGGTTTGAGTTCCGTCTGATGTTGTTACACGAAACTTTTTGTTACCTTTTTGGATTATTTCAGTAGTGTCGTTTGCACTACCACCGTCAACAAATGCTTTGAAGATCATCTGATTACCACCAAGTCCGCTTGAACCGATTGGCAATGCTGTGTTCACACTTGCTAGTTTTGATGTGCCTTGAACTGTTTCGGCACTTTTTATTGGTCGTCCCATTTTTTTTCTCCTATTTTAGAAGTCCAATCCGGGTTCTATCCGGTACGCAGTGGGTTATTACTGCATAAGACTCCGACTATGAAGTCAAAGTACATTTGAACTAGAAGTATTTATCGTTTGCTGAGTGATGCCAATAGTTCCACTTTTGAGAACTTTTTTATGTGATTTATGGCGTTTTCAAGTATTTGATCTGCTTCATCTAGGTACCTTTGCTTCTTTGTTCTGCGGTAGTCTATGAGCACATCTGATCTTTGATCCATCATTTTGTCTACTGAATCTTCTAATTTTTTAATATCATTATGGAATATTCCATGCTGTTTTTTCCATACTTCTATACGATCTCTGTAATCATTGTATTCTTTTATAAGTGCTTCACTGTTAGTCATTTTTCCAATGCTCCTTAATATCTCTTGCACCATATGTGACTAGGAAATTTGCACCTGCTCTACGGTATACTTGACATAATTCTATCTGATGTTGAAGACTTGGCAACCCTCTGTATTCATCTGAAACTTGATACAATCCTACTGGTATGTACATATTTGATCTTATTAAACTTATGTCATCTAAACTGTGCTGTGCAGGTTTTAAAATAATATAATCTGCTTTTTGACTCTTGTATTGATTAGCAGTTGCCACCATTCCAAATGCATTGTCAACAGGAAGTTGATATGAACGTCCACTTGTAGGATTACTTTGTGCAACATCTCTAAATGAACTGTAAAACACACTTCTCCATTTTACATATGCCATTACTTCTTTTTTAGTTTCCTGTTTTAAATTTCTTACTGTGTAATCACCCATGTCGCTAGGCGCTAAAACATCTGCACCTGCTGTTTCTAATTTTCTGCCTAAGTCTATTAAAAGTGATTCACTAGTGTCCGGTTTGTCTATTACTCTACAATGTCCGTCTGGTAATGTTGAACACAAACATACGTCAACAATCAATTGTATTTTTGGAAATTTATTTTTTATTTTGTTTACTACTTCTGCTTGGAAATCCCATGTGGGTAGCCAAGTTTTTGTGTCAGGTGTTATGAATAATAGGAAACTGTCAATGCCTAGATCGATATCTTTTTGTATTCTTTCGATGATGTCTGTTTGGGAATAACTTGAATTGTTTTTTCCTAAACCAGCCTCTCTAGTATAGCCAGATTGGTTTACAAAGATAGGCTGGATTAGTTCCATTACTAGTCTTTCTTAGGTAGTGCTTTACACTGTTCTTCTGACGCAGGTAATCCTGTGTTTTTGTCATATATCCAAACGTATGAGTAACTGACACTGTCGTCTTTTACCACACATTTTTTACCCAAAGAAACTTTTGGATTAGATACACTACAAGCAGATAAGAATAAGATTCCTAGTATTATTATCGCGATGTTCTTCATACACTAATAATATAACAAATTTTGGTTATATTGTCAACTAAAATTTTGGTGCTGGAGTGAATAAATCTGGCTTATGTGACAAGCAAACTGCTTTGGCATTGTCTTGGAATTGGTCACTTTTTTGGAGATTTTCGTTGGCATAACCCATATGTTCAATACATTCTTTTTCGGTAGCATATTGAATACTGCTCCAACCTTCTGGATGAACAAAATCACCTGCTATCCAAACCCCTGATAGATAAAAATATATGACCAACCATTTCATAATAATATTTAGATGGTCTACTCAAAAAATTATGTGCTGTTATTCAGTCATAAAAAAAGGACGGACCGTTCTTCATTGCCGCCCTTCAGTTAGATTAAAATTGAAATCTATTATTGTGTAACTTCTGGAGCAGGCTGACCTGACCAAAGTACCCATGCAAATACAATCACAACAACTGCAACTGCAATCCATGTTTTTTTACTTTTCAAAAATGCTTTCATTTTATTTCTCCTGATTGCTTATAAACAAAAAGGGCGACTTAAAAAAGCCGCCCTTTAAATTTTTTCCGTTTGCTAAGAATTACGCAAATGAAATGTTTGACATCGCTACTTCACCCACGTAGTCACCAGCATTACCTAGTGAAGACGCTGTGTTCGACAATTCTACGTAGCCGTATCTTGTCATAAAAGATACAACTGGTTCGAAAGTCGATGGGTCAAGAACAACACCGCTTGACATTAACGGAATGTATGGACAGTAGAACGCCGCCGCATCTGCTTCAGATGAGCCTTTGTAACCTACTAATACAGCACCGTTGTCTGCTTGGTATGTGTCAACGTAGATTTTCATCGCACTGTTCAAAGTACCAACAAATTTTTGGTTAGTTGGCGCTTCAAAAGAACCTTCAGTTGTTCTTGCGAACGCTGAAGTTGTTGCTGACTGAAGTACAGTTAAAGCCTGTGGTGATACCACTGCCCAGTTACCTGCACCACGTCTTGTTCTTTGTGCAATTTTGTTAGCAGTTCTGTTGATTAAAACAGCCAAAGCCGCGTGTTCATCACCTACGAATGTTGCCGTACCTGATACTGCCGCTTGGTTGAATGTTTCTTCAGTTGCCGCTAATGATCTTAATGAACCTAAGATTTCTTGGTCGATTTCAGCAGTTATTTCTTGTGCTAATGCCGCCATGATCTCAGCCTCAACGTCGATCCCTTGTTGTGCTTGTGCATCTTGTGCCGACTCAAATGTCCATCTTGCTTGTAACTTACGAGTTTTTGCTTCAACTGTTTGTTTCAAGATTTGGATTGACATTGCTCTACCACCAGTACCTTCTTTAGTTGCTGTTGCATCTGCAGTACCGTCTGGATCTGTACCAGCACCTGAATATGCTGTACCGATTTTGAATGGTGAAAGTGCTTCTTCACCAGCCGCCACGTTGTCGTTCGCTTCTGCGTAACGTACTCTTAGAGTGTGGATTTGTCCAACTGGACCTGTCATTGGTTGTACACCAACGATTTCGTTTGCGATCACAGTAGGCATAACCCTTCTGATCACCGGTAGGATCACTCTGTTCAAAGTTGCAACGTTACCGGCAGATGTAGCACCTGCTGTTGCCGCCTCAGCCAAATACTTTTTAGTATTTTCTAAAGTCGACTCCATAACTGCTTTTTTATTTCCAGTTAGGCCTTCTAATAACGCACTCTTTGTATCCTGCCAGCGAGTTTCTGTTAGTTCTGACATTGTCGTTTTCTCCTTTTTATATACCCGCCAGTCTTCTAATGTCAACTATATTACTGTTGAACTGACTGCCGTTTACAATGTTTGTTTCTTTGTCGCCTGTTACTTCTGTGCCTTCATTTAACGCCTGTTTTTTCGCTGGAGACCTACCGTTTAATACAGCCGGTATGTACTTTTCGAATTGCTTTCGTAAAGCACCCGTCTGTACACTCTCCAGTAAGTTAGTCATTATATCTTTTTGTTCAGCATTCAATGGAGTTACTAACTCATTGATTACTTTTTCTCTCTCTGCTGTATTTTTTAAATCTTCGATTTCTTGTTCTTTAGATTCGATGATCTTGACTTTCTCATCAGCAGTCTTCTTCGCATCTTCTAATTGTTGGTTTGTTGTATCTACAACTTTTAGAAGTTTGGCTGTTTCGCTCTTGCTGTTCAAGAATGATTGATTGTATTCTTGTGAGTAAGATTCAAACAGTCTGCGACCAAAGTCATTTTTACGAGCCGCGTCAATATCTTCTTTCAATGAAGCAATTTCTTTTTGTAAAGTTTTGCTTACGATTTCAGATACTTTTGCCGCACCTTTTGTGATGAAGTTATTTCTAACTTTCTCAAAATGTGCTTTCGCTTCTCTGATTAGACGTACTTTTGTCTCAGCAACGTCTTGTTTATCTTGATGAAACTCTGCGATCTCTTTGGATAGAGCCTCTACAACAAACTCTTCAAGTTTCTGGAAGTTTTCCGCCATAACTTTTTGGTCTGAATGTAGTTCAGAAATTTCAGATTGTAGCCTGTCAAAAACAAATGCCTTAAGTTTGCTAGAATGCTCACCAATTTGTGTTGCATACTTAACTCTTTCTTCAGCCAATGCTTTTTTGTCAGCCGCTAGTTCCTGCATTTCTGCTTCGATTCTTTCTGATACCATTTTATCCACAGCATCAGTTAAATTTGCTTTGTCGTGTTCATACTTCTCAGCAAATTCTGAACGAAGTTCAGCAGTAACAGAAAGTTTATTTTCTTCAACCTTCTGTGTCCAAGCGTCTTCGATTTCCGCTCTGATCTCTTCCGAAATTGCATTGTTTTCAAAAAGTGATTTCAGTGCTTCTAACATTTAGTTTCTCCTATTTAGATTGGAGTTTTCCAATTATGTTTATTAGTTGTTCTTTTAAGTATTTTTCTGCCTTTACGTCCCTTGCTGTGTTAAATGCCTTCAGACCACCTTTTGTATTCATAAGATGCTCGTAAATTGGCGTAGGATATGCTCCCGGCGCCGATGGTTGAGCAACTATGTCGATGGTGATAATTTCAAAATCTGATACGTTTCCGGAACCGTCTTCTGATACATTACCTGAACCCCTACTGGAAACGCCTAGTTTCACTCCGCTTTCCAGCATTGTTTTCACTAGTGTTCCCATAGGAGTTGGTAAAACTTTCATTTTTCCGTAACCGTTAGGTCCGTCCATCCACATTTCATTAACCATGTGTGATACACGATCCAAATTGATGTTTAGTCCTTCTGGATGATCTACTTCGCCGAGCACTGAGTACCCGCCTTTGATTTGATCGTTGAGCGTACTGACAGCCCTTTGGATTTCGTTAACAGGATACACTCTCTGGTTGGCGTTTTTCACACCTCCCTGAATGCAGATGCCTTTCATATAAAGGCTTTTACCGTTGTTTTCATCCTTGGTCTCAACGACTATTCCCGCTTGGTCAAAAGTCAGTGTCTCACGTAGTTGTAACATCCGTTCGTCCTAAATCAATTATTAACTGCCAATTGCAGATTTTTTAGCGGAACCGTCAGTTCCATCTGCTGTATTAGCCTTTGCCGCTGATTGTTTACTTCCTGCTTTAGAGCCTGGCGTGTTAACATTTCCAGCATTGTCTTCTTTAGGCATAGGTGCTTTACCACCTTTTTCTTCACCGCCTTGTACAAGATTTTTGCCGTCTGCTTTCGCGTCAGCACCACCTGATTTAGCAACTGGAGACGCAGTATTGTCGCTACCATCTGAATGTTTAGCGTCAACTTTGTTTACGTACTCTCTGATTTCTTCTGTTGCTGTTTTAGGTGTGTTGTCTTTTGCCTCTACTGCTGGGATCACTTCCTCAGGAGCAAGTTCGGGAGCAACTTCTACTTCTCCCTCTGCATCTTGACTTACGATTGCTTCTTCTTCGCCTTTGTCTTCTGCGTCGTCGTCGCCTTCGCCCTTGTCTGACATCATTTTTTCAAATTCTGCTTTAAGGTCATCAATTGCATCTTCTAGGTCAACAACTCTGTCTTCGATTTCTTCAGCGTCATCGCCTTTGTCATCGCCATTGTCGTCGCCATTTTCTTCACCGTTATCTGCCGCTATGTCGCCCATCATGTCGTCTGTTGCATCGCCACCGTGTGCTTCATCTGCCGCTACTTCGGAATTTTCAGCATCTACAAGAGATTCGTCAGTTGCTTCTTCATCTTTAGACTCTTCTTCTTTAGTTTCTTCGTCTTTAGATGCTTCTTCTACTGCTTCATCTTCTTTAGACTCATCAGAAGCCTTCTCTTCTACTTTGTCGTCTTCTTTTTTATCTTCTTTAGACGCTTCTGTAGTTGCTTCTTCCTTGTCTTCTGCTTTATCTTCTGTTTTTTCTTCTACTTTGTCTTCTGCTTTGTCTTCAGATTTCTCTTCGACTTCGATATCTTTGATATCATCTTCTAAAAGACCTTCATAGATTGATCTTGATTTTTCTACAACGATATTGTGGAAAATCTCTTCTGCCGCTGATTTATCGTCAGCGATCAATTTTTCAAGCATTTGCTCGAATTTACTTTTATCTGACATTGTTTTTCTCCTATTAACTGTTTTTGATAAGACTGTCCTTATTATTTACATTATTGTTGGTAAAAACGGCAGATAACGGGCCGTTAGAGAGTGTTTTAAACGTCGATTTTACAGGTGATAGCGTCTTTTGAACTCTTGCACGGTGATTTCACTGTAATTTGTGTACTTCTTTAAGTCTTTTGCTTCGAACAC